TTTGAGTTCATATCTAAATCACCACCTAGTTGTGGTGTTGTGTCTTCACTTAGGTTTTGTAAATAACCAGAAGGAACAGAAGTTAAGTATGTATTTGTATCAACTGTATAACTACCAGCACCAGTACGTTTTAAAAAACCATTGGATGTAAAATCACCATCCATTAACGCACCAGCAGCAGCAACATTAGTTGCATCTGTCACATCTGCACTAGCCTCTATCCCATCAAGTTTTGTCTTTAACGCATCAGTAAAGTTGTTTTGTGTAAGACCGCCATCTCCTACGCTATAAGTAGTGTTTGTGTCTGTAGAAGCAATAGTGACAGTATCATTACTAGCATTAGTTGTAATCGTGACATTACTTCCAGCAGCAATATTTAAAGTATCAGTAGTACTATCAGCAGCTACTGTATCTTGACCAGATACTGCAACATTAGAAAAAGCATTTTGATTTGTGTCCCCACCACTACCAGCAGCAGACCATTCAAGACCAGTTGCAGTACTGCTATTAGCTTTTAAAACATAACCATCAGTACCAGCAGCTAAAGCAGTAGGATCTCCTGAACCATCTCCAACAAGTAATTCACCCTTGCCATCAAGGTCACTATTCATAACAGCCCCTGCTGCGTCTACATTGGTTGCATCAGTTACATCAGCACTAGCTTCTATGCCATCTAGCTTAGTGTGGTCAGCATCTGTAAAAGCATTTGTATCGCTTTCACCTTCGTATAAACTTTTAATTTCCGCACCAGTTTGGTCAGCAGTGGCATTACTCTCTATTCCATCGAGTTTTGAATGATCTGCTGTTGTAAAGTTTTCATCAGTTTGTGATGCCACAGCAAAATCAATAGTCCCATCGGCATCTTGGTACGTTACTGTAATACCTGATTCAGTATTACCTGTAAGCATAGCCCCAACAATATCTTGTATTTCTTCATCTGTCTGATCAGCAGTTGCGTTAGCTTCTACGCCTGATAATTTAGTTTTCTCTGCATCAGTGAAAGCGTTAGTGTCTGAATTATTTTCATAGGCAGTTTTTATTTCCGCATCTGTTTGGTCAGCAGTAGCACCATCTTCTACATTTATCATGGTGCGTAAATTTGCTGGTGTTATTTCTTCAACAACCCCTGCACCGCTAGAATCTCTACCTAAAACTCTGTCTGTTGCTGATACGTCCTGCATCTTGGCATAAGTTACAGCGTCATCGGCAATAGTTAAAGCAGTAGAACCTGTAACATCACCAGTGTGTGTAGCATTACTAACCTTTGCGGTATTTGCTGCTATTTCGGTATTAATAGAGTTTGCTAATTTATCTGCTGTAATTGCATCATCAGCTATTTCAGACACTGTTAATTTATCAGACTGTAAAAGAGTTTTTATTTCACTAGCTGTCTGATCGGCTGTGGCATTACTTTCTATTGTGTCTAATTTTGCTCCATCTACAGATAAATCTCTACCATCTACAGTTTCCGAACCAGACATGACAATATTGCCTGTCATGGTGCCGCCAGCTAAAGGTAGTTTTGTTCCTATTGAATTAGTGACAGTGGTTGAAAAATTTGCATCATCTCCAAGAGCAGCAGCAAGTTCATTTAGAGTATTAAGTGCTGTTGGAGCAGAATCAACAATACCAGCAACTTCAGTATCTACATATGCTTTTACTGATTGTTGTGTCGGTACTTTAGTAGCACTATCAGAGGACATATTATCTTCATCAACCACAAAACTCATATCAGCAGTTGTAGTATCACTGTTCATGACTGCACCAGCAGCATCTACAGTACTAGAAGTTACTGCGGCAGATCCTGAAGCCCCCTGTGGCCCTTGAGGCCCCTGCGCCCCTGTCGGCCCTTGTGGCCCTTGAGTGGTTACAGTTACAACACTAGTTTCACCATTAACAGTGACGGTATTCTTAGTTGTTGTAATATTTACAGAAGTCATGTTGTTGTGTACCCTTCACTTACAAATATAGTACCTTCTAAATAATATTCTTTGTTGCCTGACGCATCTACTAGTAAAACATCATAAGCTAATATTTCTGGACTAAATGTAGCTGTCTGTACATCTGTCAATGCAATGCTAACTGAACCTGCTGTTCTATCTGTGTAAGTCGTGGTAAAGTCAGCATATTTTGTAGAACGAGATTCATCCCAAACTTGTGCTGCCACTGTATATCCTGTTAAATTTATTGCATTATTATTGCCATCTTTAAATAACAAAGGAATAGAATGATCTGACCTCCTTTGTAATGTGAAATTATACGTTCCAGGTGCAATGGCCATTAGCTATATGGAGATGTTCCTAGTATATCAGTTTTCCATTGTGCTTTTAACGCATCAGGATCACTAGCAGCAGCAATACCAGAATCAGCAGGGGCATCTCTTAATGCCTGTCTTTTTGCCGCTATATCAGTTGTGCTTGTTCCAGCTTCTAACGCCTTTGTAAACTCAACATCAAGTTCTTTAAATTTTTCTTCTCTTGCAGCACGAATGTTAGTTTTATGAATTTCTCTGGCTTTTGCCATATCAACACCGAATCCCATAATTTACTCCGTATAAGTCCAAGCATCTCTGAAACTCCTATCAGTAGGAATTGCAGATTTATTTACAGTATAAACTGTCTTACCACTGGGGCAATCTTTAGCTTTAATTTGATCTAAAGTTAAATCTGTATTGTCGGCTGGACAAACAATAGAAATACCTCCGTCATCTCTCGTATAAATGAACCTTACATCTGAGTTAGCCATAAGTTTTTTCTTTTAGTATATCAAAGAATTATTGATCGCCAAAAACAGTACAGCAAACAATAGGGTCATCTCTTGAATATAACCCATTTAAAAGACCACCCGTAAAATTAGGTTGAACCCTAAAAGTAGTAGTTGTCAAACTATTACACACTCCACAGCTTCTAACAGCTGTTGTAGCACTATCTCCTGATGTAGCTTGTACAACATAGTTTGTATTGCTCATTGCGCTGGCCATGGTTACAGTGTAATCACCTTGACCATTATCGGTAATAGAACTTACATTAAAAGAATTTCTTATTCCTCCATTTGCCTCAGTGAAAGGAGACGTACCAAATGTTCCATCAAAATTTACCCATGCCTTTGCTCTGCCTTGATTAATCTGTGCTGCTGTAGAGGTATTACTTCCTGACGCATCTTGTATATTGTTGACTTTAAGTGTTGACATAATTAAGCTCCAAAAAATACTGCTGCAACTTCGTGCGTATCATTTGTACCTCCCGTATTTGGATTTCTAATTTGTATTCGAAAATCCGTAGTGCTTTTTGTTACTTCTTGAGCTACAATTCTCATTCCACTGCTAGAACTTCCTCTACCAACTGACAAAGCAAAAGCATAATTTACACTTGAAAAGGCTGTATCAAATTTAACTGTATGATCTCCAGTACCACCATTATCATCAACACTAGAAATTCCAAGACTAGCATTTATACTTCCATCATCTTCATAAATAACCCATTTTTTTGCAAGCTGCCCTATTTCTGTTCCACTTGTATTTTGAAATACTGGTGCAGCAGATGAAATGCTTTTAATTGTGCCGACTGCTAATGTACTCATGGTTTTGGATTTGCGTCTTTAACGGCTTTGTTATGAGCAACAAAACTACCAGTTGCATCAAGTTTACCAGCAATAATATCATCATAAATCATTGCTAATTGTTCTCCTGTAGGAGCATAAGTTGTAGAACCACTAAAAGTTCTTTCTGTTTGATATTTAAGTTTATCAAGTTCTACTCTTGCCGCATCAATTTTTGACTGTTCTACAGAAACATTGTTTCCAGAAGCATCTAAAATAAGTCCACTATCATCAATAGTTACAACATTTGGATAGGCTTTTCTTATGGCTTTGTGATCTAAACTCATGTTGATACCTCCATTGCTATCATCGTAGCAGTACGATTCATATCGTTAAAATTATCTGGATCTCTATTATTTATAGTAAATTCCTCTGAATTTGTTTTAGCTTGCCATTTATATGTAAGAGTGTCTCCAACATTATATGTAGGTGAATCTAAAAAAGTAAAACTCCAACTTTCCATGCTTCGGATTACTGCAGGGAAACAAGTTGCAGTTGACACAAATCCAGTTGTACTTGCAGGTTGGGCAATAGGAGTAGATCCTCTTAATAAATTCATATAAATGACAGAGGACTGACCAGTAGTAGAAATACCAGCACAACTTATTAATAAAATTTTACTGTTTGCTGCTTTAGGTTCTATCGGAACTGAAAATCCAGTAATATCAACATAACTTGTTGATGTATTTGAGTAAGTATTATTTTTAAAGGTTTGTATAGTTTGAATTATTCCACCACCCTGTCCAGAGGCTACACCTCCTATAGGAACTATGCTGTTGACTTTAAGTTGGCTCATAAATCTATTATATGCACTTTTATACTACAGTCCATGTCTCACCAGAACCAACTGTAACTGTTGTGCCGCTTTGAATAGTTATAGGACCAAAACTTCCTGCGTTCTTTCCAGGTGTAATTGTATAGTCTTTCGTAACAGTTTTATCGTTTTCCCAAAACACTGCATCTGAAGTTCCACCTGAAGTTCCCCCAACTGCTCCACCTCCAGCAGCAGCCCATGACAAAATGCCCGATCCATCAGACACAAGAGCATAACCAGGAACAGTAGTATCAGCATCAGGTAGTGTCCAGGTTAAACTTGTGCCTATTGTTGCAGGTGCTTGAAATCCTACATAATTACTACTATCGGAATCCGCAAAACGTAAATCACCCTGACCCTGCAAAGTTAATCCGTTCTGATCTATTAACACCTGTTCAGCATTGTTAGATACAAAACACATTTGATTTGCAGCTTTTTTAAATAAACCTAAATTTGCATTACCATCGAAAGTTAAAGCAGGGGCAGTTTTATCCGTAGTATCATCAAGGAACAGTTGACCTGTCATTGGTGCTGCACTGCCACCTGATCTTGGTAATAAACCTAAATTAGTTTGATCTATATTTCCTATATCAGTAAAACCATTATTAGAGCTATTTCTTACTTTTAAAATATCTGTAGTGGTATTCAAAAAAGTCATTCCAGCTACGCATTGACTTGATGCCATATCTGAGTCAGCACTTTCAGCATTTTGTCCTTGCAAAGCCTTAAAACACGCTTGTATATCCAGTCTTACCGCTTGACCAGAAGCATTATCTATAGTGAAATCTGATACAGATAGTCCCATAACTAATTACTTTTTGCCTCCATTCTACCCTCCTTTGCCAAAACCAACAGCACTGTAAGTAAATTGTCTAATTATACTAGCACCACTTGAGTTTTTAAAATGAACAGTAAATTGAGTTCCAGAAATACCACTTAACTCAAAGAAATCTCCTGTTGCCATGTTTTGAGGGGAAATATTAACAGAAGGTTTTGGAATACCTGTAATGCTAGACGTACCAACAAAAAATGGTGCTGCAAAAGTAACTGTTCTTGCTCCAGCACTTCCACTTCCATCTTCTGTCGCCTCTGAATCAGAAAAAAGCACTCCCGATTGTTCAGTTCTTGATGGCATCTCTGCTGAATAACCTAGTTGTTGCAACAACATATTTTGAGCAGGGTCACTGGTTTCTAGTGTTGCTTGAAATTGAAAACCTCTTCCTTTAAATGTTCCATTTGTAAAAGTATTAAAATCTATACTACTAAAATCTGAATTTGCATATGACGAACCACTTGGAGCAGTAGTTGTTGTTCTTACTGCCACTATAGCGTTTGCACTATCAGCAGCATCTCCATCCCAATCAGGAAAATCATCAACTAATCCAACTCTGTCATCCCATAAAGCAGACGGGAAAAATCCAGCACCCTGGAAGTGTCTTTTTAATACAAGAGAAAAAGTGCCTTCTAGATCAAGAATATCTGCAAAAGTATATGTCCCTGTTGCTTTAGTAGCAGGACTTGTAATCGAAATATTACTTAAAATTAACCCACCCTTAGTTGAATCATATTGAGTATTGCTAAATAAACTACTTGTTGTGTTATTGAAGGGAGGACTATCGTTATCTTCTCTATCAGTTTTAACAGTAATAGAATCAACAATATCAACAAGAGAAAGATTTACACTAGCTGCTGTAGTACTAAATCTTCCACCATCATCTTGAAATTTGAGAAGATAAGTACCAGCTAAAGCAGGAACAATTACTTCAGTAGCATTACCAGCTACAGCCTCTATAACATCTTGAGCAGATTGGAATGTAGCAGATACTCCAGTTTGATTTGTATGTCTTACATAAACACGACCACCATGAAGAACATCTACAGCAGTTGCTTGTGTAAATCTTAATCTTACAAACTGTTCATTAATAGGTTCAATAGTAAGCCCAGAAACATCTTCTGGTAATGCGGTTTTACCAACCGCAGTAAATGTGGCTTCTGCTGGATTTGAAGATAATTTTAACCCTGCGTTGTAGGAAAATACTTGAATTGTGTAAGTTCCTTTTACAGTATCTAAAATCTCATAGTCGCTACTGAAC